AACCACTGGCAGATTTTCTTCCACACTCTTGATACTTGCCACCTTTTTTCTTTGCTCCAATATCTACCCATTTTTCATTAAACCATTTTGTTAGTCCACCTGTTCTCATAGCAGGCACACAGTTTGGAACCATACGATTCCCTTTTTTCTTCATGCCCTTTTGGACATAGCCTTCCCAACAGGAACCTTTTTTATTCATTACTTTACACCTTGAAAGTTTAGTCCTCTAATAGCTGCACCACCACCTCTTACTAATTTAAGTGATTTTAAAGTTTTAGCTTGTCCCGCATGAGCCTTAGAAGCCTGTTCTAACTTGCTTGCAACTTTCATTATTGCACCTTTATTTGCTTTTTTAGGTCCCCAATCTTTTCTTTTAGTACCAGATGGATCTTTTATCTTACCTGCACAAATTTTTGATGCATATGCGTTAGCATAAGCTGATGGATAAACTTTAAATTTTCTTTTTGCGGCTGATTTGCCTCTAGCACATAGTTTTGTCATATTTTTTGCATTCCTGGATTAGTTGATAATATATTTTTTTCTGTTCTAGGTCTAGCCACTGAATCTTTACTTCTTTTTCGTAACTGAGCAATTGCAGATTCTTTTTGTTGTTTTTCTTTTCTTAGTTTTTGTAAATCTCTTTCTAAATTCATTTCCATCCCTTTTTAGCTAATTTTGGTTTACCTTGTATAAGCATTCCACCATTACTTAACCCTACAGTGTAATTAAAAACACCATCTTTTACCGTTGGTTTTTTATAAGAATTTTCATTAACAGTTGCGGCTGTTGCAGCTTGAATGGGTTTGGGTATTATTCTTTTTCCCTCATTTCTATCTGTAGTAATAGGATTTTTTTTACCAAACCCTGCATCTTTGGTGTATTTTTTTCCAGTAGGCGAATTAGGTTGTAAAGTTTTACCTGTTGTTTTATAAACATCTCTATACAAACCTTCTTTTTTCGAAAACTTTTGTCTACTTTTATAATTTTGTTTTGCACCGTAATTAACCGCTGATCCTAAACCAGGAACGATAGCTGATAAAATAGTCGATCCAACAATCCCCAAAGGTTTTTTAAATGGAACGTCTTTTACAACTGGACCAATTTTTGATCCATCCCTACCTGATCCTCCTCTAGTGCCACCTGTTGTACTAGTTCCAGGAGACATTGCTTTGCCTCCCGCAGGTCCTTTGGTATCAGCTTCTGCGCCTTTAAAAGCTTTTAAAATTTTTTTATTTTTTCGCATTTTTATAACCCAATCCTGTTTTTCTATTTCCATAAAGTTTAGTCCAAGACCATGAAGCTAAATTAGTTGACCAATGATATATAAGTGAAACTAAATATTTCACTTTTTATCCTTATTCATTCCACCCCTAAAGATCTGAGTTCCCTTAATTCCATATATCGATGCCACGACAAGGATCCAAAGATTTGTAAACCATGAAGGGAGCTGCGAGAACATGTCGAAGAATAGTTTTACTTTATCCATCGCACCTGGATCATCCGATACGACTGCCCAAGCCAAAATTCCTATGGGCAAACTTAAAATTACCAAAACGGCCTCGTCCTTCCAGTCCGAATTTCTTGATTCTAAAAGTTTACCTTGGTAAGCTTCCTCACCTTGAGCCATCTTTCTTGCATGCATCATTTGTGCGTCCGCCATCAGCATCTTTGTCTCTTGACGCTTCTTGAAGATGTGCGTACCTGCTTGTGCCGCCAATTTTATCGCGCTTAACCACATAATATTTATCCTGTCTTCTAATACTCATGAAGTCTATCATTTTATCTATTATTTGAAAAGCCCTGTAGCCGTTCTGTCTCCATCTCCAGGTCGGAGTATGGTGTGGTTTCCTTATTTTACAAGGAAACATCTGACCTCCAAACATATCTACGAATTTTTGTAGTGTATCTCGGTCTGTCATCTCTATTGTGCAGGCAAATTCTTTTTTTCTTCCTATTCCCTTTGACCAAATGCCAAAACTTCCTTCTCCATCAAATATCCCAGCTAGAAAAATTAATTTAGACTTTACTGGAAGACTTTCGTATGAGTTTTTTGGTGTATTTTTTAACACTTTTAAACTTCTTTTCGGTTAGTCCTTGTGGGTTTGGCCCTTTTTTAGGTGGTGGCCCTGATCGTACACCTCCGCTTAATCCGTTTCTCATTTTTTGTTCATTTTTTCTCTAGCAACTTGTAATCTTTCGTCGGATTGATCATCTTGTTGGTCGAGTCTGTCATAATCAAACATTAATCTATCAGATGCTCTTTGATTTTCTTGTTCAGCTCTAAATTTAGTCTCTTCTGCTTTTCTTTGAAGATCCATAGCTCTTAAATCAATTTCTTGTTGTTTAATTTTAATTAATGGGTCTTCTTTTTTCTGATTAGCCATTTCTGTTTGTACTAATTCTTGAGTAATTCTCCCTGCAATTTTTGCAACCTCAGCTTCAAACATAATTTCAAATTGTTGAGGGTCTTCTTGTCCCATTTGTGCCATTTCTGGATTTTGCATAAGCATTTGAGTAGCTTCTGCCTTAGCTTTAAAAGAAATATGATCTGAAATATGTGATTGTAGTAATGCATACACTTGAGGATTAATTTGAACCATTCTAGATTGCATAAATGCCATGTGTGCTTGTAAATGTGCATCGTGATCTTGAAATTCAAACACTGTAAGTAGTTTCATTTGTAATGCACGTGCATTTTCTTTTGCAGGATCAAGAGGTTCAGGTTGTTTTGGTGGTGGTTTAAGAAGTGCTTCTATTTGTTTTGTACCAAGTGCTTCGTAAACACGTCTATACGCCTCGTGAAGGTTGTGCATTTGTGGATTTGACTGTGCAATTTGTAATTGTGATTGTGCTAATGTCACTCTTTGTGCCATAGACATAATATTTGGGTCTGCAACAGGTAAAATATCAACTCTGTTATCAAAATCTTTTTGTTTAATTTGTCTTGGGCCACCGTAAACATCGTATGGATATTCAGGTGGTAGCGATTCACCACAAATTCTAGCTAAAATTTTAAATTCTAATCTCATTGCGTAGTAACATCTTTTGTGAACACCGCTCATTACTCGAGATCCTCTTTCCATTAGAGCCATTGTAGTTCCAACTGCTCTATTTTGAGTATCATTACCTACACTTGCATCTGTGATAGCTGCAAATTTTTGTCCTGCTTGAACTACAAAACCCATTAGATTGTATAAAGTTGGTGAAGGTTCTGTAAACGGTAAATTAAAAAACTGATCTCTAATATTTCCACCAGGTGCATCTACATCTCTAAACTCTCCTGGCTGAATTGGTTGGTCATCATCTCTAACTCTAATACCACGTGATTTAAATCCTGCTGGTAAATTTTTTAAAGTACCTGCATCAATCAATTGTCGTAAAGATTGTGTTGCAGCTTGTGATAAACCACCGATCATGTGTGTTAAACCAAAACCATAGAAACCTAATCCTGGTAAAAATTTGTAGTGAACAAAATATTCTGTTCTTTGGTAACTAGGATCATCTGGTTTATAGTTTCTATAAATAGATAGAACTTCTCCACTACCTTCATCAATAGTTACAATATATGGAATTTTAATTTTTTTAGCTTTGTCATCAAAATCTTCAAAATCATCTAAATTTAGATCGACATGCATTTCAAGAATTGTGTGTAAATAGTCTGTACCAGTTCCTTTAATACCTTCTAGTTCATTTAATTTTTTTTGTACTGAATCGGGTTCTGAACTACTATCAATTAATTCTATATCTCTGTAAGCTCCTGCAGCCATTTTTTTTGTGACTTCATTAGCAGTCATTTTAATTACATGAGTTATTCTTTCACAATCTTTTAAATCAGATGCGTAGTAAGGAACTACTAAATCCTCTGCTGGAATAAATTTAGATACAGGTCTATCTAATAATGCATCGTAATAAATTTTCTTAAATGTAGATCCTGAAAGCGGTAGGTAAAATAACATTTGATCCATGTCAGTTGTGTAATCTTCCATCTCCTCCATCAGCAGGTAATTCATATAATCTTTAACTCTCTCTGCTTGTGATTCGGTAGCCGGTGTTTGTAATCCAATTACCTGTGTTCTTACAGGTCCGTCAGATGGTACTAATTCTTTATAAGCTTGTGCTTGGAACTGTGTAACTGATTCAGCTAACAAAGGATGCGTGACACCGGAGGCTCCTTTAAATGGTTTTGATACTTCTTGGTATCTAGTCCCTAATAAATCTAAACCTTTAATATAAGCATCTTCCCATTCTTTTCTGGATGTTTTATCTTTTTTGTATTCTTCAATAAGTTCAATACCCATATCTTTAAGGGCTCTCTCATCCATGTCATCTGCAAGGTTTGAATTAAAATCTTGTTGAGGACTTTCCTCAACAACTTCTTCTTCACCTTCAACTTGTACTTCTACTGGAAGACCCTCTGGTTGTTCAACCACTTCTTCTGATAATTCTTCTGTTACTTTTTCTACTGCCATGATTAATTGTACCTTAATGGTTTAAACATATCTACTACAAGTCCACCTTTAGACTTATAAGTTTTTTGTGTATTTCTCATTAGTGGAACCACTTTAATCGCATATGCATCGAAATACAAGCGTGGATCCCCCTCTGGAATATTCTTAGTCCCTTTAGCAGGATTCTGACCAGTACTACTATGATATTGGCTTTTAATTTCTTTTCCTTTTAATGGATGTTCTTTTGGATATTTAAACGTATCATTACCAATTGTTTTATATGGTCTGGTTGGATCTGATAAAGATATTTTTGTTGGTCCTGCGCTTGATCCATAGAATCTTGCATTCTTACCCATAACATCTGGAAGTACTGCTTTACCTTTTTTACCTATACCTTTACCATTTGCGTAACCATAAAATCTTTCATTACCCGCTTTGTACCCTTGTCTGAAACTTACTTTGTCAAACGGGGCAACGGCTACGTAATCAACATTCTCACGTGCAGCCTTCTGCATCAAATATTTAATGGCATGGTCTCCATATGAATCTGCTTCAACCATTGGAAAGTAATCTTTGTTTGAGTCTCCGTAAGAATTTCTTTGAGTAGTTAATCTTTTTAATTTTGTATTAATATCTTTCATAGATGAGCTAATGGCATTTACTCTACCAAACTCA